GTAATTCTCACAGGCCGGCTTACTAAGGATGTTGAAGTAAGGAAAACACAATCCGGCCATTCCGTTGCGCAGTTTAATATTGCGGTTGATAGAAACACAAAGGAAGGCGGTACGGATTTCATACGTTGCACCGCTTGGCGGCATGATGCTGATTTTCTTGCCAACTATGGAGATAAGGGGCGCATGATTGCCATTTCCGGGCATATCCGCACAGGATCATATGAAAAAGATGGCGAAAAACATTACACGTTTGATATTGACTGTGAACAGGTTGCCATGATGGACAGCCGGAAACAGGAAGCCACACCGGCACCGAATGCACCACAGGAGCCGGCAAAACCCGCACCCGTTGGGAAGGATGATTTGCCATTCTAATGCATCTTCATCGTTACCTTGATTTGAATGTTGGCAAGCTTGCGCGCATCTGTACCAAGTACGGAACCGGGTTCATCTTTGCGGGCGTGATCACTAAAAACACCGGTTTGGAAATCAGACAAATAACGCACAAGCACCCGGCACGCATTGAGGTGCTAGATATTTCACCATCGTTTTACGGCGGCGATATTGTAAGAATTCAAGGACATGAAAGCGGAAAGGAATGGATTCCAAGAGAATTAGAAACCAAGCCCTTTGATGATATTCCATTAGAGCATTATCAAGCCCTTGCCGACACGATTGCCAAACAGTGCGCCGAATCCCTAAAGCAATCCATTATTGTTAGCAGAACCGCCCCAAAAGCCGCTACAAGGCAAGCCGCAGATTATGAAGCCAGGCAATGCGTTCAATTCTTCCTATCAGATCAATTTGCCGTGATTATGCCGCAAGCAGATGGGGCTGACATTGTGCGCTTGATTTACAAGCGTGTCAATCAGATATGCCCGCCGCATAAGGTGGATAACAGCCGTGATTGATTCCGGGTTTATCAAGTTGCACCGCAGTTTCTTGCAGTGGGAATGGCATGATGATCCTGTTAGGGTTTCCGTGTTTATCCATTGCCTACTGTTAGCAAATTGGGAGCCAAAGCGTTGGCACGGCATAACCATTGAGCGCGGCACCTTCATAACAAGTGCGGGGAAATTGGCAACAATCTGCGGCGTTTCCCGCCCCACGGTTATGAAGTCATTAAAGCGATTAGAACAAACCGGCGAATTGAAAATAAGCACCTCAAAACAGGGCACAAAAATCACAGTCATAAATTACGAAAAATATCAGATTTTAGGCGGGAATTCTGAAACGGTTGTAAAACAGGTTGACAACAATGTTTACAACAAGGTTTACAACAATGTTTACAACAAGGTTTACACTACTAAGAATATAAAGAAAGAAAGAAGTAAAGAATATATAGATATAGTCGGGTTTCTCAATTCTGAAACAGGGCAACATTACCGCCCAAGCAGTGCCAAAACCAAACGCCTAATTGATGCCCGTATGAATGAAGGTTACAAGGTGGATGATTTTAAAACCGTAATAACAAAGAAAGCCAATGAATGGAAAGGCACCAAGATGGAACCCTACCTAAGACCGGAAACGTTATTTGGTACAAAATTTGAAGCCTACTTAAACCAATCAGAAACCCACAACGGAAAGGAACAAATGCCAAGCTATTGGAACCCGGAGCCGATACGGAAGAAAGAACAGAAACCGGCAACACCGGAAGAAATTGAAAACATAAAGCAGGCACTAATGAAAGGAACGCGGCAAAATGAATGATCATAATTCTCAATGGATCAATGATACGTGCATGATGTTTAAGAACACACTGAAAGACATTGATACCGGAACTGTGCGCAACATTCTAACCCTAGCGCTTATGGATTGCGAAATAATCAAATACACCAAGGCCGTAACAGTTTACAAGGGTGAACCCAATAAACAGATTATCAAAGCCTTCATTGTTGCCAAGAAAGTGGCAGGGGCATCTGATAGGACAGCGAATTATTACCGGTTCATCATTGGGCAGTTTTTCGCCAAGGTTGGAAAGCAATTCGATGCAATCAACGCCAATGATATACGCATATACTTTGCCAAGCGTGAGCTTGAAGATGGCGTTAGTGCCGTAACCCGGAACAATGAGCGCCGTGTATTATCTTCTTTCTATGGTTGGCTATTTGATGAAGAATTGATTGAACGCAACCCAATGCGCAAGGTTTCAAGAATCAAAACCAAGAAGGTACAGAAAAAGGCATTCACGCCGATGGACTTGGAACAGATACGCGCCCATTGCAAAAACGAAAAGGAAACAGCCGTAATTGAAACGCTAATAAGTACCGGTTGCCGTGTATCTGAATTGTGCGGCATTACCTTGGCAGATATTGAAGATGATGCGGTAACGGTTCACGGAAAAGGCGATAAGGATAGAACCGTATACCTTACAGCAAAGGCACAGCTTTCAATTAAGAATTATCTGAATTCCAAGGCATACAAGAACCGCAGGAACAAGGCAAAGGTGTTTCCAACCGTTCACACGGTACAGGAAATCGTGCGCAGGGTTGGGGAAAGCGCCGGAATTGATAAGTGCCACCCGCACAGATTCCGCAGAACATGCGCAACCAACGCCCTAGAGCATGGCATGCCGATTGAATATGTTTCCCGGATGCTTGGGCACGAATCATTGGAAACAACGCGCATTTATCTTGATTTAAATGATCATGATATGCAGATTGCACATAGGAAGTATGTGAATTGAAGAAAGGAAAAAAGAACCATGTATGATATTAAATTCCCGCAGGTTGTACACACGGAATATATCAAACAATGCATCAATTGCCCGTATATGGAATTATGGGCAAGCACAGAAACAGTACACGCAGACAATGGCAACAATATAAACGCCCACAGCATACGGTGCATGAACCTTGATGCCTGCGTAAGACTGTTACAGGAAACCGGTTATGAGCCGGATGATAATGAAGAAATGGGGAGCGCGTTGATATATGGCAAGGCCAATTGATGCGGATGCTTACCTAAAAAAAGTATGCGCCTATAACGAAACTGGGTGCGGAAGTTGTATATTTCAAACCAAGTGTCCCGCTGACGAACCGAACATAGACGCAATTCCGGTTTCATTCATTCAAGAACTGATTGAACGTGGCAAACAATTAATCGAGGAGTACAGAGGTAAGCCGGACTATGGAATTATCGTTGATGGTCTGATTGAAAGAGTTGTCAATTATGAAGTGCTAATTGAAAATTGGAGAGAGAAAAATGGCACAGAGACTGATTGATGCGAGTGCGGTGATTGCATCGCTGAAGGAAGAATACAAAAAGATTAAACAGGCATTTGATGAAACGAGCGTATTCAAAGCGCCGAATGATGTTGCGTTGTATGGTGCGTTGATGCAGGAAGTCGGGGCGGTCATTGGAATGATTGAAGACGCAAAGACCATTGACGCAGTGACGCTTGACGGAAGTTTTCTGAAGATGAGTAAGGGCGATTACTTAATTTACAACCGTCACTGGCTGTATGAACACTTTGACCAAGAGATAGACATTCAGCGGTCAGTGATGAAGTCGATGGGCTATGAACCTGCCATGAAAGATGCTGAACCTTTGAAGGAAGTAAAGCACGGGAAGTGGCTGTGGCTTGATGGTGTACGGTGTTCGCAATGTAATTACAAGTTGGAGACAACAGGACTGCCATCAGACTGCCCGAACTGCGGAGCAGATATGAGAGGTGAGAGTGAATGAAAAGAATGATTATTATAGTGCTGATGGCGATAATGATGACAGGTTGCGGAGCGACAGTTGAGATGGAGACACAATCAGAAACAAGCAGATTTGTGGAATTGGAAAGAACAGGCAGATGGACGGTTGTGGCTGATAAAAAGACAGGCGTCATGTATTCCGTATCTAATGGCGGATACAATATTGGAACATTCACATTATTGGTCGATGAAAATGGAAAGCCGTTGGTTTGGGAAGACGAGAGCGAATGAGCAATTATTGCATGAGCAAAGGAGATTTCTGCGATATGGCAACGGACTTTGGATTTTGCCGTGTAACAGCATGCATGAAAAAGAACACAAAAGCCGAACCCGTGAAACATGGGAAGTGGATTGATATTGATGAGCAGACATACACGTGGAAGGTTAGATGCTCTTGTTGCGGTCATGAACGGAGCATGATGTCTACGCAAGGAAATTACCCGAATTATTGTGAAGCGTGCGGAGCGAGGATGGATGAGGAATGATAACCAAGAAAGAAATAATAACCATCAGCCGTGATGATAGGATGTTTAAACTGTATGACGGATTCTTTACCAAAGAGAACGGGTGGACTAAGGAAGAGTGTACCGTCAGTGTAACTTACACACGAATTGAATACTTTAATTCCGTTGCGAGGATGGATAAATGAAGGAATACATTTGCAAGGAAGTGCCAACGAAAAACGGCGGTTATCTTGAAATTGAAACGGAATTGATACGGTGCAAAGATTGCGCAAGGAATCCAAACAACGGAAAGGCAAGAACAATATGCCCGTGCCCTATGGATCGTTATATGGGTGATGAAGGTCATTGTTCAAAGGCAGAACCGAAATGATTGAACAATTGAACCTGTTTGCAGAACCTACACCACAGCCGGAACCAATGCCAACAGAACCGCAGGCGCATCCGCTTGCCGGTACTTGGTGGCGGCCGGTATCTGAATACAGATATAACGAAAACGGCCGGCCTTCCGGTTGGGTGAAGGTTACAAACAAAGATATTGCGTGCATTGGCTTCAGCGAATTAAAACACCGGCTTTCTGCCGAATACTTCAGAGAATACAAGGGCAGATATTATGCAAGCGGTTGGTATTGGATCAATGAGGAAGATTTGCGCATGTACTTTGAACAGATTGAAATGCCGGAATGGTTTAAACGATGGGAATGAAAGGAAGGTGAACGAATGACATTGATTAGGAATCTGAAAGCATTTGTTTCAACAAAGAAAGAGCCGCTCAGAAAATGCCGGGCGTTGGTTAATTTCACTTCTGATAATCTTGGGGAAACGCTAAGTGTTATGGCTGAAGGCGTACAGATAACTATGAAGTACGGAGAAATTGAAAGAATGGTAGAGCGTGAACGGGCAAAGCACTACACCGATGGGCACTTGATCATTGACGAAACGGAAGAACCGGAAGCATGACCTTGGAACAATTAGAACAGTTTCGCGGCATGCGGGCTGAAGTGGTAGCCATTCAGAAGGAAATTGAAACCTTATACAGCCCCATTTCAAGCCCAAACGGGCACACGGAAGGCGGGCACGGAACAACACCAAGCAACCCAACAGAACAGACAGCCATGCGCGTTATTGACCGCAAGAAGGCACTTGAAAGCAAAGTGTATGCTATGCAGGAAGCCCTTGCCGCTATTGATGAATGGTTGGATACCGTAGATGATTCCAAACTAAGGGCAATAATCAGATGGCACTACATCAATGGCCTAACGTGGAAACAAACCAATGTGAAGGTATACGGATATGCCAACCCACACCGGGCACAGAAAAAAGTTTTAAGATTTTTTAAAAATTTGCCCGTGTCTAATTTGTCTAACGCCTAGATGGTTTATATATAGAATGGGTTTTATGACAGGGAGAGCATGAAACCCTTTCTTATATGTCTAATGAAGATGAAATTGAAAAGGAAAGGCGGCTATCTCAACTATATTCATGCCCGTGCTATAATTGCACCGCAGAATGTACAGATTCGCGGCGTTGTGGCCCGTTTCGTGATTGGTATGAGATAAACACCGCCCTAAATGAAATAGAGCCGCATGACAGTTAAAAAAGGCTTTAGAATTGATCATACCACCTATAAGCAGGCCTATCAGAAGGCACGGCGTACCGTCCTAGCATCTTCAGACACGTGCGCCTTGTGCGGGCTTCCGGTTGATAAATCATTGAAGTTCCCGGACCCAATGAGCGCAACGGTTGATCATATTATTCCCATTGCACGGGGTGGGCATCCTTCTGATTTGCAGAATTTACAGCTTGCCCACCTCATATGCAATCAGATGAAAGCCGCAAAGGAAACGATTGAAGACAACAAAGCAACCGAAAACAAGCGGCAAACGATTGGCAATAGGGTATTGCCACATTCTGCGGATTGGTTAACATACAAACCCGCCGGCTAATGGGGTATATGACCCGGCCCCGTCTTGTCTTCCCTACAACGCCGGCCACTAGGAAAATATTTCGCACATAAGCGCCCATAGCAGGCGCTTTTTGATTTGAAAGGAAGGTATTGCATGGCAGAGTATTACGGTATTCAGTATTTACGCCGCAAGTTAGCCAAAAAGCGGGCGCTAGTCCGAAAGCGGTATGAATACTATGAACAGAAAGACAGAAAGCGCCGTGATAATTCACTAACACCGTATTGGTTAAAAGACCTTTATGCCGCGACTTGCGGATGGTGTGAGCGCGCGGTGGATTCGCTTGCGGATCGCCTTGTATTTAACGGCTTCACACCGGAAACGGATTCTTATAGCACACAGCCAATTTTTGATGCAAACAATTCTGATATTATGTTTGATTCATTAATTCATGAGTCCATGATTGCATCATGCGCCTTTGTACAGGTTGCGCATGGGGAAGATGGTGAACGGATGCCACGCCTTTCCGTGCTAACGGCAGATGATGCTACCGGCGTAATGGATGAATTCAGCGGGCTTTTAAAAGAAGGCTATGCGGTTTTAGATCGCCATGATGATGGCACGCCAAAAATTGAAGCGTGGTTTACGCCGGAATTCACAGAATACTATGTGAGCGGCATGGATCCATACAGGGAAGAAAACCCGGCGCGTTACCCGCTATTGATTCCGGTGCCGTACCGCCCGGATGCAATGCAACCTTTCGGCCATTCGCGCATTACTAAAAACTGTATGTACTTGCAACAGTTGGCAAAGAATACGCTTGAACGTTCGGAAATTTCAGCGGAATTTTACAGTTTCCCGCAGAAATACGTTACAGGCCTTTCACCGGATGCAGAGCCAATGGATGCGTGGCGTGCATCTGTTTCGGCAATCCTGCGCTTTGATAAGGATGAAGATGGTGACAGCCCCAAGCTTGGGCAGTTTACACAGCAGAGCATGTCACCATATACGGAACAGTTACGCACGGCGGCGGCAATGTTTTCCGGTGAAACGGGTTTAACCCTTGATGATTTGGGTTTTGTTACTGATAACCCGTCTAGTGCTGAAGCCATTAAGGCGGCACATGAAAACCTGCGTTCAATGGCACGCAAGGCACAGCGGTTTTACACTTCATCGTTTGCCAATGTTGGCTTTGTGGCGGCATCCGTGCGGGATGAATACCCATATGACAGAACGCTTGTACCGCAGATGCGTGGCGATTGGGCACCGGTATTTGAACCGGATGCGGCTATGCTTTCCACGGTTGGCGATGGAGCCATTAAGATGAACCAAGCAATTCCGGGCTATTTCACTAAGGAAAATCTGAAATCACTTACCGGAATTGAACCGGATGAAGCCATTGATGTAACGGAAACGAATGAGGTGGTAACCGAATGACGGAATTCGGCACCACACTTTTAAACAACATTGCAAATGATTTTAACAGGCGAATCAAGACCGATAGCAAGTTGAAACAGATTGCAAACCGTGTACGGGATGGCACCAATTATGCAGATGCAAATGAATTTGCAATCAGAGCCGGCGAATTGTTAAGTGAAGCTTTCACGGGGCAAACGGATGGCCTTGCATTCATATCCAAGGAAGTGGCACAGGAATCAATTGCCCCAATGCTTGAGTATCTTTATCAGCTTGTTGCGGAAAGCGCCACAACGGTACAAACCAACATGAACACCGCCAACGGGTTGGGCATCGGTGTTGCAACGCCTGCGGTTGATACAAACCGGATTGAAGGCATTGTTGATAAAATCGCAAGTTATGAAACGTTGGATGAAGCGAAATGGATGCTTGAAGAACCCGTTGTTAATTATTCGCAGTCCATCATTGACCGTTCCATTAGAGATAATGCCGAAAGAGCCAACAAGATGGGCATTAAAACGCGAATAGTGCGCGAAACAGAACCGCACAGCGTGATAACAACGGTTAAACGGGTGCGCAGTAAAAAGGGCAAGGTTTATAGTTACCCGTATAAATATTCAGAGCCTTGCCGTTGGTGCATGAGCGTTGCCGGCACTTATGAATACAAGGGTAACGGTTCAAACGTGCCGCGCGATGTATACCGCCGGCATGAAAATTGCCGCTGTACACTCACATACATGAACGGCGATATTCGCCAAGATGTTTGGAATCATTCGGTTGTTTGGTCTGCGGATGATGCCAATGCTCAAAAGATCAAAGTGCAATCACTTGAACGCCGGTTAAACCGCGACAAAAACAAAAAGGCAGATATTGAGAAGAAAATGGAAGAAAGACAAATAGCCGAAAATATCCGCGTTGAAACAATGAAGAAATTGCGTGATTATTTTCCGAATTGGTCTGATAAAGCAATTTCTATTTTCTACAATGCGCATAAAGATGAAGCGATGCGCGCCGGTTGGATGAACATTATCAGAGAACAGTTACAAAAAGGATAAGAAGGCAGGGAAATGGCAGAAATCAGAAAAGGCCGCCATTTTCCCACGCAAAGTATTGTTTTACCGTTTCAAAAGTCAAAAGGTGCCGATGCAATAGCGGGCTATGAAGAAAGCGGGCGCGTTGCACAGGATTGGCAGAAGCTTCTTATAACCAATATCATGGCCGTTGATTCTGAAGGCCTGTATGTGCATCAAAAGTTTGGTTATGAAGTGCCACGCCAAAACGGCAAGGGTGAAGTGCTTGCAATGCGTGAATTGCAAGGTTTGAAAGACGGTGAACGCATATGCCACACCGCACACAAAACAAGCACTTCTCACAGCGCTTTTGTGCGTTTAATGAAGATTCTAACGGATGCCGGGTATAAGGAAGTATTACGCCGTAAAAAGGGCAAGGAAATGCCGGAAAAATCGTTTAAGGCTACAAAGCAATACGGGCTTGAACAGATTTTTTTAAATAATGGCGGGTATATCGTTTTTAGGACCCGGACGGATGCCGGCGGTATTGGTGAAAGTTTCGATGTGTTGGTGATTGATGAAGCGCAGGAATACACAAGCACGCAACAAAGCGCGCTAATGTACACAATTGCCGCTTCAGAGAACCCGCAAACAATATTTTGCGGAACACCGCCAACGCCACAATCAAAGGGTGATGTTTTCGTGCCTATGCGTGCAAATATTCTTTCCGGGAATTCACATGATTCCGGTTGGGCTGAATGGAGTATTTACAATCAGCCGGATGATTTGATGGATGTTGATTTGTGGTATGAAACCAATCCAAGCCTTGGCACGATTCTGAAGGAACGCACAATCAGAAATGAGAACGTAACAAACAAGCTTGATTTTATTATTCAACGCCTTGGCTATTGGCATAAGTATGAACTGAAATCAGAGATAACAGAAAAGGATTGGATGCATTTATGTGTTGATCATATTCCGAATGATTTACAGGGCAAGATTTATGCAGGCGTTAAGTTTGGAGCCGACAACGCAAATACGGCGCTTTCAATTGCAATCAAAACCGGGCGCGGGAAAACGTTTATAGAATGCATTGATTGCGTGCCACAGCGTGAAGGACTTGCATGGCTTACGGATTGGCTAACCAATTGCCGGGCATTAGGCGCGGTTGTGGTAGATGGTAAAGGCAAGGCTGAATTGTTAACCGATGCCCTTGCCAAGATGGCCCCAAAAATGAAGGTTATTGTTCCTGTTACAGCGGAAGCTATTACAGCATTTGCAGGCTTCCGGCAGGCTATTGATGTTGAAACGATTGAGCATTGCAACCAACCAAGCGCAACGCAGGCAATTGCCAATTGCGAAAAGCGCATGATTGGAAACAATGGCGCGTTTGGTTTCAGATCAATAAAGCCGGAAGCAGATGTTGCAATAGTTGAAAGCATAGCCTTGGCACATTGGGCAACAACCCAAGTAAAAGAGAAACGGAAACAACGGATCATGTATTAGCGCGCACAGGTTGCGCGTTTTTACATATTTACGCAAACACTGCGGTAAAAGTGGGAAAGGATTATTTTTTATGGCTGAATTTAAAATCATTGAAACACAGGAAGAATTTGATGCACGCATTAAAGAGCGCATTGAACGTGCCGAAAAGAAAACACGCGATGAATTCAAAGGATGGCTTTCACCGGATGGACAGAAGGCACTGAGTGAGAAATACACAAATGACCTTAATGCATTAAACGAAAAGCATGCCAAGGAAATGGAAAAATATGCCGGGTATGATGAAAAGTTTAATGAACAGGCGGCGAAAATCAAAAGCCTTGAAGTAAGCGCGCTAAAAGCGCGCATTGTCAATGAGCGCAAATTACCTGCGGAAGCGGTTGAATTCTTAACCGGTGACAATGAAGAAACAATCAGCGCAAGCGCGGAAAAGTTAGCCAAACTTTCCGGTGCTACTTCTGTGATTTCTTACACCAAGAACACAGAGAAACCGGCAGGCGATGCCAAAACAGAAGCCTTCCGGCAGTTGGCTAGACAGATTAAAGGAGAATGAAAAAATGGCAAATGTACTGACAAAGGGCACCTTACTGCCCACAGAAATCGAAAGGGAAATGTTTGACCTTGTACGTGGCAAATCTTCCCTTGCGGCTATGAGTCCGGAACGCCCGATTCCTTTCAATGGCGTAACTGAATTCACTTTCAGCCTTGATAAGGAAGTGGATATTGTTGGAGAGAACGGCGCGAAATCCAACGGCGGCGCTACCGTTGCGCCGGTTGTTATTCGCCCTGTAAAAATGGAATACGGCACACGTGTTTCCGATGAATTCATGAAGGGAACGGAAGAATACCGAATTGAGGTTCTGCGTAAGTTTGCAGAAGGTGCGGCAAAGAAGTTTGCAAAAGGTCTTGACCTTGCGGCAATGCACGGCGTAAATCCGCGCACAGGGCAGGCTTCCACAGTTGTTGGAACAAACAACTTTGACAGCCTTGTAAGCAATACCGTTACATATGTAGCGGCATCCGCTGATGCAAACATTGACGCGGCAATTGCACAGGTTGAAGCGGCCGGAACAATGGCGAACGGCATTATTATTGCGCCGGCGGTTGGCACAGCGCTTGCGGCAATGCGTTCCGATGGCGGCGCACGCCTTTACCCGGATTTTGCATTCGGCGCTACACCGGAAAACCTTGGCAACATGCGCATGGAAAAGAACGGAACAGTTTCAACAAATTCAACCGACATGGCAATTGTTGGTGATTTCGATGCATTCCGTTGGGGCTATGCTGAAGGCATTTCTTACGAAGTCATTGAATACGGTAACCCGGATAATGATGCGGAAGCCGGTGACCTTAAAGGGCACAATCAGGTATATCTCAGAGCTGAAGCATATATTGGTTGGGGCATCCTTGCGCCGACATACTTCAGCCGCGTAAAAACGGCCTAATTTATGCAGTACCGGAATACAAAAACCGGTGTAATTATTGAAGTTGCGTGTGCGATTGGCGGGGATTGGGAAGAAATTCCCACGCCCGCCAAACCGGCACCGCAGGCAGAAGAAGAAAAACCGGTAAAAAAGAGTAAGACAGCAAAAAAGAAATGAGGTGCGATTATGGCAGACCTTGAACCATTCGCAACCGTTGCAGATGTAAATTTACTATTCAGAACCCTTACAGAAAGTGAAGAAACGCGGGTAAATGCCTTACTGCCAATTATTTCCGATGAATTGCGGTGCCGCGCTGAAGCGGTTGGCAAGGATTTGGATGCATTAATTGCGGCAGACCCTAAACGCGCAAGCGTTGCCAAGGAAGTAACCGTTTCGGCGGTTTCCCGGATTTTACGGCAGAATACGAGCGGTGAAGCCCTTACGCAGGAATCACAGGCGGGGCTTGGCTACTCTTGGAGCGGTTCATATGCCGTGCCGGGCGGTGGAATTGGCAATGCAATCTTGCCTTCCGATTTAAAGCGGTTAGGGCTGAAGCGGCCGCGTTACGGTTTTATTGATCCATATGCTGAAGGGCATAACAATAACGCTGTATGAGAAAACGCAAACCGGTGTGAATGAAATAGGTGAACCTATTTACACACAGGAACCGGTTAGCGTTGAAAATGTGTTAGTTGGGCAACCAACGGCGCAGGAGCGGCTTGATGAAATGAATTTAACCGGCCGGGCAATTGAGTACGTTTTGGGAATCCCTAAAGGCGATACGCATGAATGGGAAAATCAAATTGTTGAATTCTTTGGCCATAAATTCATTACTTACGGCATCCCGGAAATGGGGATTGAGGAAAACATTCCATTGGCATGGCATAAGAAAGTAAAATGCGCGCGCTATGAGTAAAAATGTACGGTTTGAGTTAGATATTAATGGATTGCGGCAGTTGATGAAATCGGAAGAAATGCAGGCGCATCTGAATGCTTGCGGCAGTGCGATGGCCGGCGGCGGCGAATACGGAACGCGCACAAGTGTAGCGTCATATGTTGCAATTGCAAACGTTTTTCCGAATTCAAAGAAGGCGGCAAAAGATAACTATGAAAACAATACACTTTTAAAAATGGCGGGCGCTATTGGCTTGGGTATGAGTAAATGATTGAAGTGAACGCATATAAATATCTTTCAACCGCATTACAGGCTGAAAGCATTCCGGTGTATATGATGGCACCGGAAAACAAGCCGGCCCGTTATGTGCTTATGGAAAAAACGGCATCAACGTGCGTTGATCATATTGAAACGGCAACCGTTGCAATCCAATCCTATGGGCCTACGCTCTTGGATGCCATGAACGTGAATGAAGCCGTAAAGGCCGCAATGTTGGATATTACCCGCGAAAATGATTTTTCAAAGGTGGTTTTGAATAGTGATTACAATTTCACAGATACTAGCACAAGACAGCCGCGCATGCAGGCTGTATTTGTTTTAACAGGTGCAAACATTTGAAAGGAACAAAAAAATGGCTAATGATGTAACTAAAGTAACCGCCGGCAAGCCGAAAACAGGCGGTGCTATTTGGGTTGCGCCGGTGGGCACAGCCCTGCCGACAGATACAACTACTGATCTCAATGCGGCCTTTGAAAACCTTGGTTATATTTCTGAAGATGGTGTAACACAGAATATTACACGTGATTCTGAAAGCATTAAGGCGTGGGGCGGCGATACTGTAATGACTTCACAGACAGATTTCGCTGAAACATTCACATTCAGAATGATTGAAGCTCTTAACCTTGCGGCTAAAAAGGTTTACTTTGGTGCCGACAATGTTACCGGAACACTTGAAACCGGCGTAACAGTTAAGACCAATGCGAAGGAACTGCCGGCGCAGTCCTATGTAATTGAGATGATTCAGAACGGGCACCTTGTGCGTAAGGTTATTCCGAATGCCAAGGTAACAGAGCTTGGGGAAATTCAGTATGTTGATGGGCAGGCGGTTGGCTATGAGCCGACAATTACAGCCATGCCGGATTCTGCCGGAAATACTTCCTACGAGTATACTAAACAGGCATGAGGTAGAACATGGCAACATATAAGGGCACAACAGAAACCGGCTTTGAGTTTGAAATTGATGAAAACGCCATTGATATGGAGTTGATGGATTCAATTGCCGATGCAGGTGATAATGAAATTTATATCGGCCGTGTAATTGGCCGCATGCTTGGAAAAGAGCAGAAAAAAGCATTTTATAATCACCTGCGGGAAAAATATGGCAACGTTCCAATTGATAAAGCGTCGGAATGCTTGGCTGATTTTTTCAACGCGGTAACAGCCGGAAAAAACTGTTAACCCTTGCCGCAATGTTGAAGCTAGACCGCAATGCGCTGATTTGCGATATGGCTGAAACATATCATATATATGATCTGAAGGCGCTACCGGTTACAACGGTGGCGCTTTTGGCTTGCGGTTTAAGGGAAAATAGCAGAATTATGCAGAAAATAAACGGCATAGAAATGCCGGTTAACACTATACTTCTTGCCCATATTGCCGACAGGCTTGGCATACTTATTTGGCAAAATACCAAAGATGGGCAACGGGGAAGAAATAGGCCGGAATCAATTGCGGCGCAGATGATTGCAGGCGCAAAGCCGAAAAGCAATCACATGCGGGGCGCGGTATTTGATAGCCCGGAAGATTTTGAGAAAGCGCGCAAGCGCATACTAGAAAGGCAGGGAAAAACATGGCCGAATTAGGTAAGGCTTATGTGCAAATAATTCCAAGTGCCGAAGGTATCAGCGGAAAAATTGAGGATGTACTTGATCCCGAATCAAAAAAGGCCGGCGAAAAATCCGGCATTAATATTGCGGGTGCATTGGGCAAGGCCTTAACGGGTGCAATTGCGGCGCTAGGCGTTAAACAAATTATTTCCGATGCGCTAGATGCGGGCGGTGCGTTACAGCAATCTTTTGGCGGTTTAGATACCATTTACGGGGATGCGGCGGCACAGGCTAAAGAATTTGCAATGCAGGCTTCAGCAATGGGCATTTCCGCAAACGATTATGCAGAGCAGGCGGTTAGTTTTGGTGCATCGTTAAAACAGGCTTTTGGCGGTGAAGTAGAACCGGCAATGCAGGCGGCAAATACCGCAATCATGGATATGACCGACAACGCCGCAAAGATGGGCACGCCAATCGAAAACATACAGGCCGCTTACCAAGGTTTTGCTAAACAGAATTACACCATGCTAGACAACTTAAAGCTTGGCTATGGTGGCACAAAAACCGAAATGGAGCGTTTATTGAAAAACGCGCAAGAAATTAGCGGCGTGAAATATGACATTTCCAACCTTGGCGATGTATATGAAGCCATTCATGTAATTCAAGATGATTTAGGACTTACAGGCGTTGCGGCAAATGAAGCAAAAACAACGCTTACCGGTTCATTTGGTGCAATGAAGGCGGCGGCAGAGAATTTTCTTGCGGCATTAAGTACCGGCATGGATATAAGCGCGCCATTGAGTACATTGATTGAAACGGCAAGAACGTACCTGTTTGATAACCTTCTGCCAATGATTGGCAATATCATCATGCAGATACCTTCAGCGGCACAAGCGGCATTTCAAACCATTGGGCCAATGCTTGGGCAGGCATGGCAGGCAATCGTGACAGGTGCGCCGGGTTTCATTGAAAGCGGAACAACAATGATACAGGGCGTGATTGCCGGTATTGTTAGCAATCTGCCACAGTTTATGGCAAAAGCCGGCGAATTGATCACGGGCTTTGTAAAATTCATTCTTCAGAATTTGCCAAGCATTTTAGATTCCGGCGCGCGGATCATCATGACATTGGTTACAGGTGTTGCAAACAATATGCCGCAGATTTTGAGCGCGGCAAGCACAACAATGAGTAACTTTTTACAGATGATCATAAACAACCTGCCGCAGGTACTAAGCAAAGGCGTGGAAATCATTGGGCGCTTGGGAATGGGTATTTTACAGGCGGCCCCGCAGTTACTTTCTGCGGCAATTAGTGCCGTTGGTATGTTCTTGCAGGGTGTAGCCAATAACCTGCCGCAGATTCTTGCCAAGGGCGGCGAAATCATTGGCAACATTGTGAGCGGAATTATCCGCGCAATTCCAAAGGTAAGAAGTGCGGCGCACGATATTATCAACAATATCAAAAGCTCATTTTCCAACATTGATTGGCTTTCAATCGGTTCCAACATTATAAGCGGCATTGCGCGCGGTATTACTAACGGCGTGGGTTCAATTATTTCAGCGGCAAAGAGTGCGGCACAGAGTGCTTTTAAGGCGGCCAAGGATAAGCTAGAGATTGGTTCGCCTTCAAAGTTATTTGCGCGCGGTGTTGGTAAATGGATTCCTGCCGGTATTGCGTTAGGTATTCGCAAGAATATGGGCGTGCTTGATTCGGCAATGGATGAATTGAGCGCAAACACGGCAAGCGCATACGCATCTGATTTAACTTCAGACCGCTTTATGTACTCAAATACGGCCGGGAACGTTGCGCCGGGTGGATTTACGCAGGTTATTAATAACTATTCGCCTACGGCCTTAAATCCTTCCGAAATCGCAAGGCAGACACGGAACGCAACGCAACAGATGGCGCTGTCATTGAGTGGGGTGTAAATTATGGCATACGTGAACAGGAGCATTACATGCTCAAATAATGACGGTGTTTCCATTACGTTTGGTGAAAAGGGGCTTAGCCCCTTTTTACTTGTTGCGGCTGAAGGTATTTATGAAGTAGCCAACAATGTAACGATAAGCGAAAACACAATGACGGACGGCGGCGCATATCAAGGCAGTATTGCCAAGATTCGCAACATTGTGCTTACGCTGAAAGACATTACAAACCACGTTTATAACAGAAATCTTCTTGATGCGCTTTTTAAATCCGGCACACCCGGAACGTTAGTGTTTAAGGAAGATGAAAACGAGCGGGAAATTAATTACTACGTTGAAAGCATCAATAGCACAGGCGAAAGCGGAGCGCGCACATATACAGTTTCACTCTTGTGCCCGGATCCATTTTTCTATGCGCTTTCCGATGTTGTGGTATATCTTGCCGCTTGGATGGGCAATTTTGAATTTGCGCATGAATTCATTGAAGCCGGTGAGGAATTTGGTTATAGATCAAATCAGCGTTCATTGAATATTGTGAATGAACAGGCAGAAGATGGCACCGGGCTGAATATCACAATTTCAGCGGCGGGTGTTGTTCAAAATCCGTCTGTTATTCGCGTAGAATCCAATGAAGCCATAACGATTGGCACAACTTCAACGCCGTTCGATATGGAAGCCGGTGATACGCTACTAATCACAACAGCCGACAATGACAAACATGTATACCTTACACGCAACGGAATCACCACGGAAGTGAACCAATACATTACGGAAGATTCCGTTTTTATTCAGCTTATGCGGGGCAATAACAACATTGGTTATTCTGCGGCGGTTGGCATTGATCAAATGAGCGTGCGGATTAGTTACCGCTTAAAGTTTGCGAGTGCGTAATTATGGAATTGAGAATATACGATGCGGCCATGCAGTTTAAAGGACTGATTGAAAATCAGACTTCAGTATTATGGAATCGCAAATATTTTGAGCCGGGCAATTTTGAATTATATTGCCCTGTAACGCTGAACAATCAGAACCTTCTGAAGCGTGGCAACCTTGTTTGGATAAAAGGCGCGGCTGAAGCCGGTATTGTGGAATCGCTTGTGATTGAACAGGATGATTCAAAGAATCAAATAACGGCAAAGGGGCGCTTTTTATCTTCCTACATGAGCCGGCGATTGATTCGGCCATTTTACAACTTTCAAAATGGGCTTGTGGAAACGGCAATGCGTGAGATTCTTTCAAACGCCGTGCCGCTTCCGCTTGTTGAGCTTGGCCCGGTAAAGGGCTACACCGAAACGGTATCATTCCAAGCAACGTATAAAAACCTTCTTGACTATGAAACAAAGTTAGCGAAATACGCAAACATTGGTTTTCGTTTCCGGCCGGATTTTTCGGAAAAGAAAATCATTTTTGAATTGTACAAGGGGCTTGATAGAACGTTCAATCAAACAGAGCGCTCACGCGTTGTATTCAGTGAGAAATACAACAATATCCTAAGTGCTAAGTACACGTTGAATGATCAAATCTTGAAAAACGTTTGCTATGTTGGCGGGCAGGGTGAAGGAAGCGCAAGAACAATAGCGATAGCCGGCGATGATTCACTAACCGGGTTAGAGCGCCGGGAAGTGTTTATTTCAGCTTCAGATGTAAGCAAAGACGGGCTAACAGATGCGCAGTATATTGCGGCACTTGAACAGCGCGGCAATAACGAATTGAAACAGGATGCGCTTGTGGAAAGCGTTGAATGTACAACCGATGCTAACAGCAATTTTCAATATCTGCGTGATTATGACCTTGGCGATATTGTTGCAATCAGAAAAGAAAATTGGGATTTGCTTATTAATTTGAGAATCACAGAGTTAACAGAAATTTATGAATACGGCGCTATGAAAGTTTCGCCGGTATTTGGCACACCGTTGCCAAGCGTAATAGATTGGAGCGAAAACAATGGCTGATAATAACGGATTATTTTTTAACAGCATCAACGGCGATAGGGTTTATAACGCCGATTCGTTTGCGGAATGGTTACAGAAATTTTTTACTACCGGCGTTTTCAATGGTGAAATGCAGGTAACACCGGGAAGCGGCATGATGGTAAACGTTGCGCCGGGCTATGCCAATATCAATGGAAAGGTGCGCTTTTTTGATACAATGCAGGCCTTTACGATTGACCCGGCAAGCGGTACATACCCGCGCATTGATGCGATTATGGTGCGCTTGGATGAAACAGCCCGGAACATTTCAGCGGTATATGTAAAGGGTGATTATTCCGGCGATTCACCGACAGCGCCGGCACCGGTACGCAGTGAAGGCGTTTATGATATTGTGCTTGCACATATTGCCGTGAATGCAGGACAGACAGCAATTACAGCGGCAAACATTACCGATACGCGTGCGGATGATGAAATTTGTGGTTGGGTAACTTCAACGGTTGAAGGCGTGCCAATGGATCAAATTGTTTCACAGATGCAAGCGGATTTTCTTGCGTGGTATGACCGCATGAAAGATCAACTTTCAGAAGATGCGGCAGGACATTTACAGGCTGAAATTGATACCCTTTCTGAAGCATTGACGAACACCACAAGAGTTGTGCGCAGTCATGGGTATGATTTCGGCCCGGAAAACACCGGAACAACGGCAACGCAGGCATTCAGCAAAGGCGATTATTTCATGCAGGATAATCAGTTTGCGCAGGCCACAGCGGATATTGCAGAAGGTGATACCGTTGAGCTTGGAACCAATTACAGGGCTACTACGGTTGGGGATGAATTAGAAGCTTTAAATACAGGTTTAAATGAGTTGAAGGATGAAATAGTATTCATCGTTAAAACAGCAACAACCAATTATTCTGGCGGATGGGTTGATGATGAATTTGGTATACCAATTCCTAGCGAGATTACTCCGCTTACTATCATTAATTATTCAACGGTAACACAAGGTGTTATTCTCAAGTCAGATACTGACGGAAACATCCGGTCAACAGTGAATTGGAGTATCGGAAACAGAATATTTATAACCGGATTTTTGAGGCGATTTTGATTGTTATCGCACCGTAAACTGTCGTATTTTACAGCACTTCCGATGAAAAATCACGATAGACGGGATACGTGGATATTCAATTAAATCAGCATTCAGTAACTAAAAACAGTAAATGTGTAATTATTTTGCACAAAAAATGAAATAGGGCGCGCAAAAACATAAGCGCGCCTTTTCATTGATCAATTAGAAAGGAAGGTATTGAAATGGCTTCTTACAAAATTAGCGCGGTTTACCCGGAATATGTTTTTCAGCGCCTTGGAGCGGGCAAGGATGTTGATGCGGTTGATTTCAAACGCAAAACATATATTGACCTTGACGGGCAGACCGTGGCCGGGCTTCAGCAGTTGATCAGCCGGGCAACCCTTACCAAGGAAGTACAGTTTTATCAGATTGAAATGGAAGAAGAACAGGAAGCGGCAAACGGTTAACCACGTGCCGCTTTTTTGTTAAGGGGTAGAATATGACACCGGCAGAATTCAGAGCCAAAACGTTAGGCAAATCTTATAACGTTGATGTCGCTTACGGTTTCCAATGTTGGGATTATTATGCCTATTTCCTTCAGCTTTTGAATGTTGCGGTTTCAGCATATTGCGCGCTTACCGGTTATGTTTGCGACTTGTGGCGGCTAAAGGATAAATATGGATATTCCGCTTATTTTGAGTACATTTACAAGGCTGAAGATTTGCGGCCGGGTGATTGGTGCATATGGGATAAGGGAAGCTCACACCCAAAAAGCCATATAGCCATGTACATGCTCAAAGATGGCAAGCCGGTAGCCCTTGGGCAAAACCAAGGCGCGCCTTATGTCAATGAGAAAGCAACCACTTGGGATATACTTGGCGCTTTGCGTTTCAAAGGGTGGGGCACGCTAAAACGTGGCGCATCTGATATTGAAATAAACGGGCACAAGTATGCCATGTATAGACAGCAGGCAGGGCAGAAGGCCGTGATACTTTCCGCAGGCCTTAACAAATTGGCAGGTATCCGGCAATTGGATGCGGATGCATACATATATGCCAAGGCGTGCGGCGCTCATTTCTTCCAAGACCGTGAAGATGTACCAGGCCAAGAAAAAGGCATGACGTTCGGGGATATATCCGCGCCGTTAAACGATGTTTGGCGCGAATTACCAAACCAAAACAGTACGCTCTTTTATGATCTTGAAACAGGGCTTTACGGTGATTGCACCGGCGTGCATATTGACCCTACACACAATGTATTTTCGCCGGCGGTTGTTTTCCCGGCATCCGGCAATTATCAATATGCCCGCATGGTTGGTATTGATCATGTAAACACCGTAAGCCGGTACACGTTTGTAATTCGCTTTACCAATGGCGAATATGCCTGCGGGCTTGCAATGCAGGATATGACCCCCAAAGGCATTGCGGATGATTTTAAAACGTACTGCGCCGGTGAATTGGAAAACATTGCCTTCTTGGATGGCGGCGGTAGTGCCCAATACGGCAGGTGGGTTGAATAATGGGAAGATTTGAATACGTAAGAGATACAGGCCGCGCGTGCCCGTCTGCGTTTGCGTTTGCAAGTAAAATGCCAACGCATGACAGCGAAAACGCGCCAATTTCAAACGAAAACGAAAAAGATGAAGGGCAGAATATGAACAGCGAAAACATGCAGGATACGGCCATTTTTGAGCCTGTACAGAACGCAGATTGGAATGACCCGGAACCAATGGCAGAAACAACCACGGAAACGATTATTAAACGCTTCATGAGTGTAAAATCGTTTGTAACGCTTTCCCTTACCGGCGTTTTTGCTTACTTATCCATTAAGGGCACAATTTCACCGGAACAATTCATGAGTGTATTTACAATGTGCATTTCTTTCTTCTTTGGATACTCATTTGAAAAGAAAAATAATCAGAAATGAAAGGGGCAGTTTTATGGGAAACATTGATGCAAATGCGCTTGTGGGTGGAGTTGTGGCCATTGTGGTGGCGGTTGTCGGTTCGCAATGGTTTTCTGCTTGGGTGCAATCTCACAATTCCACCGGAATCAGAAATGCAATTGATGAATTGAAAAAGGATGTAACCAATCTGAAGGCAGAGCATGCACAGCGTGAAGCCAAGAATGTGCGGCGGCGTATTCTGCGCTTTAATGACGAATTACTCAATAACGTTGATCATAGTAAGGAATATTTTGATGATGTGATTGGGGATATAACAGAATACAGGCGTTATTGCGAAAAAAACCCGGATTTCTTGAATGGAAAGGCAACGCTTGCCATT